ATGACCATTCCTCGATCAACTGCCGCATCGGGGCCATCCCCGCCGGGACCAGCGCATCGTCACCCGCAATCAGCGCAGCGTCGTCTAGACCCAACTCCAGCCGCCGGTTGATCTCTTGCATCGGGACGTGCATGTCGGCAAGCGCCTTGGCGATCGTCACCTGTTGCAGCATGTCGGCCTGAAGCGATGCGATCTTGCTGCGGTCGAACAGGACGAACGCGCGCTTGCCGGGGAAAGAGGCGGCGAGGAAGCGGTTGAACGCCGCCTCGAACCGCGACAGGTCAGCGAGGATCGTTGCCCGCCAGTATTCGTCCACGAGCAGCTTGGCCGTCGCGTAGTTCGGGGCCGCCGCATCGCCCAACAGAAACATCGGCACCTTGTAGACGTAGCCGATCTTCTTTGCGGCCATCCCCTGATGCCCAAGGATGTCGATGTCGGCCTGCGTGAAGCGTGGATCAAGTGCTTCGAGCTTCGGGATCAGAACGTCGCGGGCGGGATGGCCGGCGCCGCGCTTGCGTCCCTTGATCGCCGCGTCCAACTGCTCCAACTGCGTCTTGGAATACTGCGCTGTCTCGGGGTACTGCCAGACGATGGACCGTTCTCCACCCTGGCCGAGCGTAGCCGACTGTAGCGTGTCACCTTGGACTTCGATCTTGTAGGAGAGCGCCGCCGACTTCAGCGGAGACAACCCACGACGGTGATTCCCGGCGTTGGTCGTTCGAACGTGCATCACGTCGCGCGGGAGATAGGTCGCCTGAAACGTCGGGCCTTCGAACCGCCAGCCGACAAGCGTCCCGCGCAAGTCGGCCTGGTCCTTCCAGTATTTCGCGTCCATGTGTGGGAACAGGGTCTTGGGCGAAGCCGGCGCATCGCCAACCAGGAACGCTTCCCCGCGCAGCAGGTAGAACGTCGCCATCAACGAAAGCATCTGGTCGCCGTCGAATCCCGTCAGCGGTTCGCGCAGCAGCCGGACGATGGGGTCGGTGTCCGGCAGTAGCTTCGAGGCGTCGGTGCGGTCAGAGACCACGAGCATCGGCACGCGCGCGATATCGCCAGCCCGCCGCTCGATGCAGGCATAGGCGATCGCGCTGTTCTCCTGGGCAGCTTCGATCGACACGCCGCCGCCAAAGAACTGCGCCATGTCCCCGCCGATGCCCCACCATTGCGTGGGCGTCATCTGACTGACTGGGATCGTCGCCGACTTCGCGGTCATGAAGCTGGGCAGAAGGTCTTTGAGCGTCACGCTTGCTTGCTCCTAGCTCACACGAACGACGTGTAGAACGTACCCCTCGACCGCAGTCCGTCGCGCATGATCCACAGGCTCATCAGCCGGTCGCCCGTGTGGTCCTCGGGCGTATAGACACGCATCTCTTCCCACAGGGCCGCGATCTCGCTGTGCTGTGGGAGAAGTAGGCGGCCCATCTCCAGGTCGGCAGCGACAGCCGGGACGCCTAACTCCAGATCGTGCTTGCGGACGGTGGTCGTGCGCCCGCGGACGTGGAGGTTGGCGATCTCCTGCTGCGTGAACCCGATGGCCGCTGCGGTCGCCGCGTTCTTGAGGATGTCCACGATGTAGACCTGGGCGCCGTTGTCCTCGACCACGAACTGACCGCCTCCGGGGCCGCAATGGAACCGCCGGTAGATGTCCACGAACGCCCGCGCGAGGTCCACGCCGTTAGCCCGCATCGTCTTGACGTTCAGCACCTGGTAGCGGATCCCATCAACGTCCACGCCCGTGCAGAACGAGGTCAGGTCATGCTTGGCACCTGGCCGCGTCCCGAGGTCTACGGCCGTCACCACCCGCTGACCGCCGTCGTAGGAGTCGCGCCACCGAGCGCGGCCAAGGCACGCCTCGAAGGCGTCGAGCTTGAAGATCCCAGCCGACGCTGCGGTCGTGATGTTCCGCAGCGTGCGGTTGTAGGCCGTGGTCCCGATCTCTTTTTCCTTGGCCTGCAACCGCTCCCACGGCCATTGCTGCGGCCACACGGGTTGACCGTCGAGGCCGTCGTGCGCGTCCACCACGTTCATCGTCCAGCCGTCGCGGCAGCCCAGGACGTGGGGAGGGTCGTCGTCGTACCAGCTGGTATCGGTGACGTGCGCGCTGCCGCCAGGAAGGATGCGGGACAGCACGTCGTTCTCGACGGTCTCCAGCACGTTCTCGCGCATGAGGCGTGAATAGGTGTTCTTGCGGTTGCACACGTTGTCAACGTAAACGACGTTGAGCCGCGAGCCTGTGATTTGACCATCCCACCCGTAGACTGCGAACGACGCATCCCGGTTCAGCCCGTTCATCCCCGCCCCGGCCACCCGCATCGACTGCGCTCCCCACCAGGTCAGCGCCGTCCCGCCGGCCACCGTCTCGGGCCGCAGCTGCGGGAACACCTCGCGGACGCGCTCGTTGGATTCGATGGCCCGCTTGACCGCCCGGCCAACCTTCATCGCAGGGCCGGCGCCGGACGTGACGTAGGCGATCGCCCAGTCCGGATGATTGCCCAGCTGCCAAACGATCCGCGCGACCGTCTGCGTGGTCTTGCCGTGCTCAATCGGGAACAGGTCAACCGTGCGGTCGGCGGCGTCCCATGACGCCTGAAGGCGGCGGTGGATGGGCGCTTGCGTCAGTCCGAAAGCGTACTCGATGAAGGCGTTGGGGTCGGTGCGGGCGGCCTGAAGCTCGACGGCGTGCTCGCGCTCGTTGGCTTCGACCAGTGCGGCCCGAGCCGCCTCCGCGTAGATCTGCGCGATTGTCAGCCCTACGGCCACGGAGACCACCACCAGCCGCCGGCTGCCGATGCGGCTACGCACGGCACAACGCCTCGATGTCCGCGACGATCTTCGCTCGCACCGCCTGGTCGTCCACGTTGCGGATCACGATGCCAAGGACGTCGGCCGCGAACTGCTTCGCGCTCTGGACGTCCACGATCTCGTGGCGGTCAACGAACATCCGCAAATGCTTGCCGACGAGTTCTAGCGACTTGTTCGCGTTCGCCGCGTCGAACCGCCAGACGCCCTCGGTGCCGTCCGGCCCGATCATCGGCTGCGCCTGCATGCAGCGGTCTTTCACGGTGAGAAGATCGCGCAGGACGTCTTCTGCCGTGATCTGGACCTTTTCGGCTCGCTTACTGATAAGCGTATTCAAGAATGCTTGGAGGTGTGGTCTGGTTAGAAGGCCGTAGGCTTGAACTTTTGCGGTCTTAACGCTGTAACCGGCTGCAATCGCTGCTCTTTGGCCGTTGAAGTCAACGATGTATTCGCGGCAAAATTGCTTTTGCTGGTCGTTGAGAGTTTCGCCTTTCGACCTGTCGGGCTTTCTAGCCATCGGTCTGTCGGCCTCTCTCTTCTATCTAGGTAGGCATACCTTGTCTTTGGACAGGCGCAACCCTAAAGGATTGTCCGGGGTCTTTTCCGGGTGCCTTGGGTTCCTGGGGGGTATATAGGGGGGTTGGCTTAACAGTATGTCAATAGGGAGAATTGGCGAAATGTCGTAAGTTGTTTGATTGCAACGGAAAATATATTTTGTCAGCTTAACATAATGTTTTCGTGACGCCTTCCGGTAGCCATTCAAGTTGCTAATGCCCCCACGGGTAGGTCATTAGAATTTCTAATAGTGCAGATTTGGGGTTGACTCGGTTGCTGTCTGCGCCGAATATACAGCGCGGACAGTTGGGCGCGCACACAGGAGGTTTGACCGAGGTGCCACGAACGAGATTCTACAGTCCGAAGGAGCGGCGGGAGTTGGTGCGGCGGCTGATCGCGGAGACGGGGTTGACGCCGTGGCAGTTCGCGCACGAGCATCGGTTGCTCTACTCGTCGCTGAAGCGGTGGATGCGGTCGGTCGATGACCCGCCGGTGTCCACGTTCGTCAAGTTGGCCGGCGCGTTGGGCGTGTCTGCCGGTTTCCTGATCGACCGCAAGGAGGTCAAGTGAGATGAGCATGAGCGATTCGACGTTGGACGCGGTTCGGGGATGGGCAGACGCGCAGGCTGCGGACTTGGCGGCGCAGGCGGCATCTGCCGATCCTTTCGCCTCCGTCGGCGCGGACATCCACGAGGACATGGCGCGAATCTATGAGATCGCGGCGCACGGCGACGGTACGCAGGGCGACCGGCTGCTGGAGATTTCGGTGATCGCGCAGGGGTGGATCAGCGACTAGTCGGGCGTGCGGTCGCCGCCCCGCGCTTGAGTCGGGGCACGGACCCGCGCCAATTCCGGCGCGGACCAGACCGGGGCGG